ATTCGTTTGCATATGAGCCTGTGTTGAAGCCTAAAGAGCCTCTTGTGTGGTCCTTATAGCCGCTTACGGACAGCTTAGGTATTTTAAGCTGCTTACCGTTAATTATCTGTAAATCTGTGTTTGAATTATATAGCGCAAAGCTTGTAAGGGACTGTCCATATAATTCTCTTAATACATTCTTGAAAATATCTGCATATTCTAATACTGCCATTTTCTTTTACCTCTCTTTTCCATTATTTTTTTATTCCGAAAATGTCTCTTAATATATCCTCCGATTCATTTTCCTTGTCATTTCCTACGGCTCCGCCTATCTGAAAGCCGCTTTTTTGCTTTTTTTCTTCGTTAGAAGCTGCATTCCCCTTTAGTGCCGGAATGTCCTCTAAAACCTTTTCTATGGCTTTCTTTACGTTTTCCTCTACTATCTCCCCTTTCTCATTTGTAACACTGCCCATATCTGCCATTTTAATGATATAAGGAATAGACTTGGCATCTATGCCCAGCGCCATTGCCTGCAGTGTCGCCTGATTGTTAATCCTTTCAGTCATCAACAGCTTGTTTGCAGCATCAAGCTGGTTTTTTAATGCCACAGGGTCGGGTGTATTTTTTGCTTTCTGCTCCTTAAAGCTTGCAATGGCCTGTTTCATTTCCTCGCCTGATAAGCCCTGCTCCTTAAAATAGCTTTTCAGCACCGTTTCCTCTGCTACCGTCTGCTTTCCGTTGATTATGCCTGCAAGCTTGTCATAATCAATCTGTGACGCGGAAGCTGCCGTGTTTGGATTTTGCCCTCCTCCGGCACCGTTCTGCTGTGAGGTTTCTCCTCCGGTGCTGTTTCCTTCTGCAAATAACTGTAGTTTCATTGGGATAATGTTTTCATGTTTCATTTTTGTTGCTCCTTTCTGTTTGTTTCAGTTTTCAGGGTGTCTCCCTGTATCAGTTTTACGTGTGTCTCACAAAACAGTTTTTTCTCAGGTGTCTCCTCGTAGTTTTGTGTCTTCGGACTTTTTGGGTATTAAAAAAGCACCTCTGTGGGTGCTTTTTAATCATTATTCATTTTTGCTTGCGATGTCGCAAGAATTTATTTTTTTATTATGCTAAGCCACCTCCCCAATAAACTTATTGATAAAGTACTGCTGTCCCTTACCCGTTACTTTAGGCGTCTTGCTTACTGTAACATGCCCGTCTGCGTGTGATATTGTTGTTTCCTTTACTTCAAACAGTTCCAGCTCCATGCTGTATTGTGTAGGCATGTTATAGTCAGTGCCTTTTCTGCGTATTAAATAACCGTTATTTCTAAGCCATGCAAATAATCTCTTTTCTCCTGTATCTACGCCATTCTGCTTTAATATCTTTGCCAGCTCGCCTACAAGTATTGAGGCTTTAGAGGTTGATACTGCGTCTGCAAATATCTCTTTTGGCTTCATCCTTGCTATATCCTCTTTCTGCTGCTCAATGGTCTTTTGGGCTTCAAGGACTGCTAATGCAAGCAACTCTTTCCCTTGGGGAAGTTTTGTATGTACTGCTTCCTTGTACTTTCTTTCTACCTGTATGAAGTATCTGCGTACCTGCTTGCCTTTTTCGTTGCGTTCAAGCATTGCCATTTCTTTGGCAGTGTCGAGTTTGATGATATAATCCTTTGACCTTCCACCGTTTTCTAAATTTTTAGAAAACGCTTCAAAATCCTCATTTTCTGCGGCTTCACAATCACTTAATCTGTTTTTAATCCAATCAGCAAATTTACTTTTAACTTCCAACACTGCATGAAGCTCTGTTCCATATACCACCTTTTCGCCCTTATCAGTTTGATATACTGGCACTAATTCATTTTCTATCAGCTTTAAATCGTTCATTTCACAGACCTCCCATTTTCAACTGTAGCAATTTGGTTAGAATTTATAATTCCTATTGCTTCCAATAACATTTTTGCACCACGATCCGCCTGTTCTTCGTATTCAACATTTCTTTCACTTTCAATAATATTACCCTTGTCGTAATGTAAGTAATGATGTGCTAATTCATGTGCCAAATTATAATTAAAATCATTAATCGTACTAAGGTTTTGATTTAACGCTATTCGTTCTCCTTTTATCCGTGCATAACTTACCTTTAATGGTGCAAACCGTACTGTTATTCCATTCTGTACCGCCATATGTACTAGATTTTCAAATATCTTTCCTGTGTCCATAATAATATCTCCTTTCAAAATTGCTATTGAAAGAGATTTCCCTTTATGATAGAATATTTCATAGAGGGAAACCTCGGTTTGTAAACAACCGTTTGTGCTGTGGTAGGTGCTACGGTTGTTTTATTTTTTACCCAACTTCTTAATCCCCCTGCTTATTGCCTCCGTTCGGTTAATATTTTCCCGTTGGCAATAATCTTCCAAAATTTTCTTATCTTCATCACTTATACGAATACTCAATTTATTTGGTCTCGGATTTTTCGTTGGTCTGCCTGTCCTAGGGCTCATTTTCTCACCTCACTTTACTTTTGCCCGACATAATTCTATTATATATTATGTCGGGCAAAAGTCAAGAGGCTTTCTCAATTTTTTCCATCCCACCTATGGAATTAAAAAGGAGAGCTATTTCTCAAGCTCTCCAACTACATACCATTAACTGTTTAAGTTTTAACATCATACGATTTTACACTACTCTCAAACTATCCATGCATTAGTTTCGGGATTAACGTAGTTTTAGCATTATACAATTTTACACTAATCTCCAACGATTTTATACATATTTTTACTTAAGTTAATCTTTGTCAAAAACCACAATATTTTCGGTTTCGTAGTAGTCCTCCCAATCATTACTATTAAAAATATGAAATTTTGTTTCTATATTTTTTATGTTATCCATAGGAAACTTTTCAGCTTCTTCATTTACTATTTTCGCTCCATCCATAGCTTTTTTATTAGGAGCAATTTCTATAGACATAATTGGGCTTGCCATATATCCATTTATAGAGGTCTCTCTCAATTGTATTGTTAATGTTTTGCTTGAGAGATTTTCTATCAAAAAGTTTATTACGTAACCACGATTATATTTTTCTATGGATAAACCTGCATATTTAATTATTACATTTTCATCTTGGTATACTATTCCTTCACTTAAATTGCTTGTTTGCTGCTCTGAAGTTGGTTGTTTTGTATCGCTTTCTTCTCTACCATCAGTAGTAAACTCTCCTTTATTGATGAGTTGCGGCAACTGTGTTGTAGTTTCAATTTCTGTTTCTTGTTCATCTTCTATTTTTATAGTGTTTAAAAATCTATAAAAATCTTCAATATAATCATATAAAGCATTATTACTTACATGCATAAAAACCATATAAAGCTCATTTTCACTCGCAAAAATAAACGTGTAAAAATTTTCTGCAATATCCCACTGTTCAAGTTTTACTTTGCCTTCTCCAAATATACCATGAATATTATGTAATGATGTATTATACTTATCTTCACTCCACTCATAACGCTCTTTTAAACTTCCTTCCTTTATTCCTCTCCACGTTTCCTCTAGTAATTCTGTCGCATTATTAGCTTCCCCAATATACATCAAATATAACCCAACTCCATTAATATCATCTCTGTAAGAATACATTCCCTCACTTTTATCCACAATATCCCATTCTGCTGGCACAATATATTGTAAATTGTAAAATTTGTCTTTTATGGTATTATCACTATATGAATTTTTATACAATTTAGTATCATTTTCCTCTGTTGTTTCATTTGTTATTTCTGTTTCATTGTTTTTACCGCAAGCTAAAAGTAAAAATATTAACCCAACAAATATAACAATTAAAACTTTAGCTTTTATTGTTTTCATTTCTTTGTTCCTCCACTTCCTTTATCATAGTCTCAAAAATTGCATTTTGTTTTTGTAATAATTTTTTTCTCTCAGCCTCCGTATATTTTTTCGGATGAAGAAATTCTTGTTTCTTCTCTTCCGGCATATTAGCTTTTTCACTCTCACTAAAATGAACATAAGCCAACTCTGTTCGCAATAAAAAACACTCATGAGAATTTAATTCTTTCCCTCTTTTTACCTGTTCATCCTTTGGCAATAAAAGCCATTCTCTTGCTGTTAACACACTTATACCTCCTCAAGCAAAATAAAATATTTTCCATTCTGTTGTGCTTTGTTTAACACTTTAAAGCTTGAATTTCTCTCATATAAAACCTCAAATTCTTTTTTATTATATCCTACAATACTCCTTCCTTTTTTGGAGTTATGTATATATATTTGTATTTCGCCATCAGGATTATATAATTCTTCTGAATACGTTGTACTTACATATTCTGGAAATGTAATTTTCTCTCCGACTTTTAATTTTTTCGCAAAATCTTCTACCGCTGATTTATCTCCAAAATATAATGACCTTGATAAATTACCCTTGTAATATGGCATTTTTTTCAACGCACTATCAAGATTGTCTACCATTTCCTGTTGGAGTTCACTTAATACCCCATTATTTCTAAGTACATCATTTATTACGTACGACTCAAAGCTTATGTATTGATTAATGGCATATTGCTCACTTTTTGATAAATCTATTGTATCACACACAACAGATTTTTCAAGCTTTTCATTTTTCAGTCTGCTTTTCCATATTCCGGCTCTTGTCATATACATTCTCTTGTTACTCTCATCAAGGGAATACTCTGCCATTCTCTCATAGCTGTCTGCCTGCCTCTTACAATACTGCTGCTCTTTTTTCTCCTTATCCTCCTGCAAAATTTCATCCAGTTCCTTTTTTGTGTATCTGTCATCAGGTGGTGTACTTATTCCCTCAAAATAAGTTGTATGAACATCCTGGCATCTTGGATGATAAAGCCCTGCGGCTATTGCTTTCGACATTAAGGGGTATGGGCCCTCTCCTCTTGAGCCTCCGCTCCATACATCATCTATCAGTACCTTGCCTACAAACGGCAGACACTTTGGGCATGGCGCAAGCCTTTTATTCATTATTACCGTATGTACTCCCCATGCCTTTCTCATCTCCCCTTCTCCGGTAAGATATGCCCTTTTTTGAGCTGTCCTGATAGCCATATCTGCATATTCTGACAACGTATGCCTTGAGCCGTTGGAATATTCTATACAGTTAATGCCGGCTCTTAAAAAGTCCTTTGTTGCCATATCTACCGCCTGCTTATATGTGGCTCCGCTCGCAGCGTATATCTGGGCATTGTATATTATCTTTCTGTATTGGTCGTTGGTCATACGTAGTATGGCTGTTTCGCCTTTTTTCATGTCATTTACTGTGGCGTTTATAAGTGCGTTTATCTTTCTGTCATTTAATTTAAAGAAGGCTCCCTCTATGGATATGTTTTTGCCGGGCTTTCGCAGCTTCGCACCATTTTTTATGGCATTTAGGATATATTCCTCCTGATGTGAATTTCCTGCCTGTCTCTGCATTGATATAAGCACGTCTATCTGTTTATTTATATCCTCAAATACGGTGCCGTATTTTTTTGCATTTCTTTTTTTGTATTCCTCCAATGCCTGAAGCTGTACCACCTGCCACTGGCTCCATGTGAGTTTTTCTTTTGTTTCCTCTGCCCGGTGGTGGTCAAGATTTGCTATCATTGAAGCTATAAGCTCCTTCTCTATGCTTTTAATTGCTTTAATAATGTCATATGTATTATTTAACTCTGCCATATGTTTTCCTCTTGCTTATATCTCTGCTGCGCCTATCTGAAAATCTTCCGCCGTTGTATTTATATAAGGCTCCTCAATCGTTGCTATGCCCTGCTCCTCTTTTATTCGCGCCACCTCCTCTGCTTTCCATTCATCTTCCTTTGACGCTCCATACAATTCATCCACTGCTGCCTCTATGCTCATAATGCCGCCGCTTTTTGCCTTGCTTACGGTTTCTACCTGACTTTCAAATGACGGATTCGCATATTCCCCAAATGAAACATCTACATTAATATCATCTATGGACTGGTTTGTCAGAATATCATATGCCTTAAGCATGGTATTAACTAACACAGGGAGTGTTTTCTGTAATGCCACTACTACCTTATTACGTGTGTATAACGTTGTTTTTTCCTTTTCCCTCTGCGCCTCTGCATTATCCAGCTTCTTTACGTCAATGCCTAAGGTGCTTGGACTTATGACTCCCTGCAGGCACTGGTCAAGCGCTGTTATATATGTACTGAGGTAGCTTTCATGTGGTATTGCCGGCTGCTCCCGCTGTATCTTATTTTCTCCCTTTTCTGACCTGTCGTCTCCAATGGCTATAAATGAATTATCAAAATCATTAGGTTTTATCGGCTCTCCTGTGTCCGGATTTCTTGGTATAAGCATATCCGGTATATATTCCTTTGTCCTTCCCTTTCTCAGGGCCTCCATCCACTGTGACCATGCTTCATCAAGAGAGTCAAAGCTGTCGGTTTTACCTGAAAATATTGACTTACCCCTGCCCTTGTATCTTAAGGACTTGAAAAATATAAGTGGAACAGCCATGATAACAGAATTATCAAACGTAATTTCAGGCGCTGTGCTTTTGTATGCCGGTATTGTTTTAAGTGATACCTTATTGTCATCATCATAAAGCTCTGTTCTGATGTAGCCGTAACCATATACCTCTTGGAGATGATACCTCTTTCCCCGGTGGCTTACATATTCCTTAAATATTATTTCCCTTATCTGTCCCTTGACGTATTTATACTCTACATTTTCCCCCGGGATAAAATCCACTATGGGATATTTATTTATGTTCTCGTCTATTGACACCCTGAAGGCTCCGTCTCCTGATACGAATACATCTCTTACCGCTTCGGATATGATTTCCTCAATGTCCATTGTCTTACACATTTCATTCCAGTCATTCTGCCGCTCAGGCTCAACTGTTATATCATTCATGTCTGATATTATAATGTCTGTTAATGTATTGAGCATTATACCCGGAAGCCCCGTATGCCTTTTTACTATTCCCATGCTTGGAGTTGCCGCCCAAAAATTCAGTCTTATGCTGTCTGACTGTGTTTGTATCTGCTTAAATAACTGTTCTATTGCTGCCTTATCTCCCCAACTCCATACCCTGTTTATATAGCAGTCTGTTTCATAGTCTGTCAGATTATTTAGGGTTATATTATTGCTTTGATTGTTTTCTATCTGCAGAAAACTTCTGATTTTACTTCTCATTTTGTCTACCAGCCACATTTCTTTATCCTTTCCTCATTATTTTATCCCTGTATGGTATCCAGCCGTATTGTCCTGACTGTATAAAGTGGTCGTGTCCGTCCTCTGGCGTGTTGTCCTTGTCCTCCTGCCAACTGTACAGTTCCAGTTCTTCTATGTATTCCGTACAATTTTCCAAAATAAAAAAGCATGGCTCCTTACCATACTCATCATCATAGGACATCCAGCCAAGCTGTAATATTATTCTGTCTATATTTGATATGCTTTTGTAGGCATCATTAAATACATATATGCATTCAGGATGCTTTCTTTTGTATTTGGCAAATTCTGTCTGCGTTGCCTGGTCTGCGGAGTCAACAAAGGTATGCCTTGCTAAGCCCCATTCCTCTTTATTTCTGTTTAAAAAATCTACATAGTTTACTACGGTGTCAGAAGGGGCCATTGGTATATCAAGTGATTTGTTGCTGTACTTTTTTGTGTCAAGCAGTATGTATCTGCCTTTATTTGTTATTCCCGAAAAGGTCATTGCTATTGTATCAGGTGACTTTTGGGAGTATGAGGTATCAAGCCCTGCAGTGAAATACTCAAACCATTCCTGCTGCTGCCTGTTCTTTTTATCCCTGATATACTGCTTTGCCTGTTGTCTTGTTATAAGATGACGCCTGCGGTCAAATATTCCGAATATAAGCCCTGTTGCCCTGCCTCTTAATCCCAGCACCTTATTCTTATAAAGCTTTGTTCCTTTCGGTACCGTAAGTATTATCTGTTCTATTTTGGCTTTGGGAAGTCCTGCATTATGCCCAAAAGAAAAAAACCAATGTACCCATCCGGATTTTGGTCTTTCATTAAGCATGCGGTTTATTTCCTGTGGCGCATCATTTTCATATTCAAGCAATGGGCGGCAATGGTTTATGTATTCTGAGTATATGGGCAGGTTTGGGTCGTCAGGATTAAGCGTCATCATAGTGTAGTCGGCCCTCATTACTGCTTCTCTGACAAATTCTATATCTGCCGTGTTAGCCTCATCTATGTACAGGCAGCCATATTGTCCGCCAAGAGCTTTTTTCCACTTTTCCTTGTTTCCATAGCCCATTACATATATTATTTTATCTCCGCTTGATGTATGGAATAATATATGGGGTATCTTTTCATCTTTTGTTCCGTTGCCGTTATACTCAGTAAGTATCCCGAAGTCATCTATGATGCCCAGGTCTTTGTTTATAAAGTTTTTTTCTGCCGTTCCTGTGTCGGCTGCTGCCACTATGTGGTACTTCTTGGGGCTTTCTGCCACTCTTAGCATGAATTTGAATATGCCCACCGTGGTTTTGCCAGCCGCAGTAGTTAAGTTCCCTCAAGTACCTCCATTGGCGCAGCATGTTCTATAAATGCTTTGTATTTGTCTGACAATATTAAATTTTCGGTACTCAAGGGGTATCACCACCTTTGTCAGTGTCTTTACCGGCTCTAAGTTGTTCTATTATGTTATCCAGCTTTGTTTTTTCCGTCTGCAGCTCTCCTGATATTTCTATGTTTTGTTTGTCTTTCCATATTTCAGGTTTTCTGTTTTTTAGCCAATATATTATTGCTGTAACATCCGGTGGCATTTCTTTTTCAATTTCTTTTGTAACCTTTAACTCTGTTTTACCTGTTTTAGAATTGGCAACAAGCTGCTTTGTAGTTTCTGTATATTTGTAGCCTAATGCACGCTTTAATAGTGCATTTTCTACTTGAATATCAACAACTTTCTTTCCTCTTTTTAGGGACTCGGAAATCTTGGGATAATTATTCTTCCAAACATAAAGCGTTGCTGGATTTATCCCTATATTTTGTGATATTTGTTCATCTGTCAAACCATCCCTTGCCCATGCTTCTATTTTCAACAAGCCTTCAGGCTCAAGCCATTGTTCATATTTACCTTTTGCCATCAGGCTCACCTTCTTTCTTTACACAAAAAGACACCCTGTTACAGGTGCCTCTAATGTATTAATTTTTTCCTTTTATCCCACGATAGTATTTTATCACATATGAAACGAACATATCGAACAAGTTTAAAAAAAGGATATTATACTCTTTTCAAATATAATATCCTTTCATTTATTAGTCTATATTATCCTCTGTTTTTTCCTGTTCCTTTTCTTCTTTTTCCTCTTCGGTGTTACTTTCTGTGAAAATTGTCCTAATATTAATACCCATTGCAATTCTCCTTTCTTCCTTTTGTACAATGCATATGCTACTATATTTTTTTTAAAATGTCAATGTTTTTTTCTTTACAAAACAGTACCTTTCTTAATTAAACTTCTTGAAACTTCCTTTGCCTTATTTTTCTGTTTACATGTTTCTTCTCTCCACATATGAAATAACTCTACCACATTTGTAAACAACCTATCATCCTCTTGTCTATTATTGTTACAAATATCATAATATAACAATTTCACAATATTTAAATAACTATTATGTAATGATTGATACACTACGCTTTCATCTGCTGTTTTATGGGTAAAATGTAATGCAAAATACTCCAAATTATTAAGTAACTGCTGTAACAGTATATTAAATTTATATTCAATTCTGTTGTCTACTGTCACCTTTTGCAATTCTTCTCCGTTTTCATCAACTATTTTTTCTTGCTTTATATAATCTTTTCCAAAATCCGTAACTATTCCCAAAAAAGTCAGTGCTCCTCTATATTCTTTTCCTTCGTTCATATGTTCAAGCTTAAATAGTTGGTCTTCTGTCAATAACTCACTTATCTCTTTGTAATTAAAATCCTGCATATCTTCAATTTTTATTGTATTCAATATATCTTCAATTCCTATTTGGCTATAAAATATACTCACTAAAGACCACTTATCTATTATATTATCTTTATAAAATCCCGACAAATCAATAGCTCTTTGGATTCTATCCTTTCCCATTTCAAATAATTCCTTTTCACGTATTTGGCTTTCCCTTTCCATTAATGCTTTATTTTGTTTTTTTGCTAAAAAATATTGCCTTAATGCAACAACTACCCCAATACACATTACTACAGAAGAAATACTTGAAATGACATAATATACATTTCCCATTTTGCTATCCTCCATATATTAAATTTTTGTATAGTTACATTATGACATATTTCAACATTTATTTCAATCCCATAATTTATTTGAATATTCTGTTATATCTCATTCTTACACTATCTTCTGTATTATTTCCTCCTATTTTATCTGCTATAACTTTCCACTGAAGGAAGCAGGCTGCTCTCAGCCATACTATTTGTCTGTCTATACTGTTATCCAAGCTTCGTATGTATCTTATTATTTTAGTTTTTTCCCCAACTATTTTACTTTCTAAATCCTTTATTTCATTTTCTATTTCCAGTTCCTTTATTGCCTTGTTTGCTGTCTTGTCAGGGCACATCATCCCTCCTGTTGGCATGCCTGTAAGCTGCTGCCCCTGTATAAGAGACTTGCTTCTTTCTGCTGCCAGTGCTTTTTGCCACATTTCAGCTTCCCTGTTTAAGTGATAAAGCTGTCCGGCTTCTTTTTTTGTCATTGTAAACTTCCCCCTCTTTATATGAGTATATTTTATGTTCATTTTTTATTTGCTTTTAATGCCTGATACAACGGCCTCTTAAAGCTCTTATATGCCCTTATTGTAGGTCTCTCCGCCTCAGGTATTGGTATTACTCCTCCCGTCTCCTTGTTTATTAATGCTTTTATTTCTCTTTTATCATTCATATACATTCTCTCTCCTTAACTGCTTTTATAAAATTTAAAATACCGGGTGCAAATGCCTTTGAAATTTTAAGTTTATAGCAGAACATATTTTCTGAATTGCCCAAAATTCTACCTTATGTCTAAGTCCTCATATTTTTTAAGCTTTTGATATAAGTCAGCCATTGCCCACAGATTACGATAAAACAATGCAATTAAGCCTTCTATTCTGCCCGTTCCATATTGCAGACAGTCTATTATAAACTCGTCAAAGTCATCATCACAGGTAAATTCGTTTGGAATGTCTGCATATTTGTCCAACAGCTTTATTGCTAATTCCCTTGCATCTATATCTGTGTCATAATCCCTGTATCTTGCTTCTCCGTTTTTTGTATAGCATGAATTGTGGGCTAGTTCAAATATATTCATTTCTTTTACATTGTTATTTGTTGTTTGTCTGTTCATTTTTACCTCCATAAAACTTCTTTAAAAATTCATCTTCTGTCTGCCAGCCAAGCGGATTTGCTATTTCCCAGCTTTCCCAGTCTCCGTCACAGCCTGTATCTTCATCAAATACATATCTTAAAAAAGCATGTGGATTTTCCTCAGCCTCATCCGGTATTAAGGCACTCAGGCTGTAGTAAGCCGGTACTCCCTTAAAAGCATATGTCTGTGGACTTTCTTCTGTTGCCAGCCTCATAATGTCACTGGTGTTATCTTCAAGAACAGGTCCATGTGCTATGACTTCCTCTTTAGTCAAATTACATTCTTTTCTGTCGCACCATTCACACATCTATTTCACCTTCCTTTACAATTTCCCTTGCACATGACCTGAACATCATCAATAACATTTCCGATACCGGTCTTTCCCTGTCTTTCCTCTTTGCTTTCTTTGCTGATTTTAAATCGTACCATTCTCCCCGATAATGTATTGCATTTGGTACAAATACGCCGACATGATAAGGAATTTCATTCTTGACTTTTTCGTAAACATCTTCCGGCATTACATAATAATTGAAATCGCCTATAAAGTTATGACCGTTCTTTGAATAAAAATCCTCTACTGATGATTTAACCTCATAGCAATAGAAATCTCCTTTTTCAATACCGGAAACAGTGTTATTAACAGGCTTAAACCTCATATAATCTACCCGAACTGTATTTTGTGTAGCATAGTCAAATGTGACTTCTTTTGCCCAATATATTCTAGAGTCATTATGTGGATTTATGTATTTTTCCGTTGCCAATGACAACATTTGCGTAATTTCTGGTCTTTTACTCATTTCTGCCTCCCATCTTCTTATATATATAAGCCGCATATCCTGCCGCAACTGTCTCTATGAATTCTGTTATCTTTTCCAGCACTTCGGGCGTTGTTCTTATACACAGCCTGTCTGCTATTTCCTGCTTTACTCCCATGTCTAAGGACATGTTCCTGTCTGCCATATACCATCTTTTTACCGAAAGTATGCTGACGGCAGGAGCTTCCGCTTTTTCTCCTTTATTCTCCTCTTTCCCTACATATTGTGTGTATGTGGTCTGTTGGGGTGCATGTTCTGCCTTGGCTGATTGTTTTGTCTTTGTGATGTCTGCCTCTATTATTTCTGCCTCTGCACTTTCCGTGGCTGCATTTTCCGTATCTGTGTTTTCTGCGCCTGTTGTTTCTATGGCTGTATTTTCTGTCTGCTCTGTTTCAGGCTCCGGCCGGTAGAAGTTTTCCCACACAGTGTCATGGTCTGTGTATGCTGCCTTATATATGCCTACTGTTGTTTCTATGAACTGCTGCCATGTGTAGTTTTTGTTTTCTTCACCCATTTTCTTTAGTATCAGGCCTTCTCCATAGCCGTACATGAACAGCATGTATATTGCTTTCCTGAAGGTCCTGCTGCCGGATGGGTTTATTCTGTCTGCTATGCTTTCATAGTCTGACATTTGGTATATTTCGGTTAGCAACTCTTTTTCACTGCGGAAGAATTCTATTATTACTTTTTCAAGGTCACTGTATGTGGCAGGCATTTCACTTAATATTTCCGCTGTGACTACCTCTGTTGTGTTGTTGGCTGTTTCATTGTGTTCTTCCTCTTTACATGATGTTGTGCCGGTTTCTGTGCTGTTGTCCTTCGGCTTGTCTTTTAACTGTGTGTTGGCTTCCTTGTTGTTATTTTTAGTTTCTTCTGCTTCTCTGTTAAACCTTTTTAGTTCTCTTATGGACGCTATTGTTGTTCCTGCCACTATGAGTTTACGGTCCTCTTCTGTCATTTTTGTCATTTCGTATAGCAGGCTTGTTCCGTAGTTTTTATATTCCGGCTTTAACTTGTCGCTGTAACCCCCTACTGAGAAGTGCTTATTTATTGTTATAAGTCTCGAGGTTGCCGATTCGTCTATGCTGTATTCTTTTTGTGCAAATTCGCTTATGCTTGTGTAGCCTTCCTGTCTGTATGCTTCTGAGTCTTTTATCTGTCTTAAACGGAAGCCTATCGCTATGAAGTCGTTTGCTATGTTTTCCAGCCTGAATTTTATTTCCTCCTTAGCTAACAGGTATTCATCTATTGTTATCTGATGAAATACTGCTGTGTTTTGTACTGTTGTATTCTGTACTGCAGCTATCTGATTTTTTAATTCTTCCGGTGTCGATGCTTCGTTTATATTTATTGCTGCCATTTATTTCCCTCCCTGTTTCTGCTCTGCTTTTTGCAGTTTTTTGCATTGTTTTATGTTCTATATTGCTTCTTTTATTCCGCCTGCTTCTGCTTTGGCATGTTGTGACGTTTTGAATATGGCTGCTTTACGGCTCCAGTCTTTGCTTAAGGGGCTTCCTGATGCCTTTTTCAGCTTTTCTTCATACTCTGACAGCCATTTGTCGTTTTGTTCTTTGTCTGCTTTTTTGTCATGTGCTGAGTACCATTGCAGGATTTTGTTTCCTTTTATGTCCGCCTCTGCGGTTACATATGGCGTGTCGGGCTCGTCTTTGTGTCTTAGGAGGAGTATTACCGTTTCTTTATCGTTGTGCTTTTTTAAGTAGTTGTCTCCCCCTACGCAGTGGTGCTGTATTCTTCCTTCAAGTATTATTTCTTCTGCCGACATTGCAGGCCTTATGAAGAGCTGCTCTTTTTCATAATAGTATTTTTTCATGTATTCGTTGAAGTTTTGTTTTATCAGGCTGTATTTCTCTTCTTTTTGCTTTATGTAGGCTTCTGATTTTTTTCCGTCTGTTTCCCTTACCATTACTGCGTGTGCTTCGTTTATTCTTCTTGGATACAGGTGTATGGGGTTGTTGAGGTCGTTGTGGAGTGCCTGCCTCATGGTTAAATAGTCTAAATATGTTGTTATTGTGTGACGTGTCTGTTCATAGGCGTATCCGCAGGAGGCTTCCATGCTGCAGCCGGAGTATTTTTCGAGCCTGTTTATGAATTTCCGCATTGTCATGTGTTCCAGTGCTGTGTCCAGTGCGTTTCCTCTGAGGAGGCCTATATGTGTCTGCAGCTTTTTCCGCTCGTCTTCCCTGAGGCTTATTCCTTTTTCCTTTTCAAGCCTTAAAACTTCAAGGTATTCCCATTCGCCTTTTTCTCTTATAAGGGCTTTCATGTCGCTTTTTCTTATGCCTAATCTTTCGCATATGCTGCTGCCTTCGTTTATTTTCAGCCACTGGTAGCCTTTTACTATTCTGTCTGCAAGCCTGTCCATTTTCAGCTTGATTATTATTTCCAGCTCGGGGTATTTTTTGTAGGCTTCGGCATAGTATGTTGGCTTGAATTTTTTTACCCTTTCTGAGTACTGTATTATCTGGGAGTATTTTAAATATGTATCCTCTATGCTGCTGTCCGGCCACAGATACCCTTCTTCGTCTTTGTTGCTGCAGTATCCCCAGTTGTTTTTGTATGACCATTCGTTCAGCCAGCCTTTTTCTTTTTCATTCCAGTATTTCATGTTCCAGTCTTTCTGCTGTATATTTGCGCCTATGAAATATCTTCCGCATTCTGTTATTATATATTTTTCAGGGACACCTACTTTTAGCTGTCTTTCTATGGTGTACTGGCGTATTACTGCTGTGTCTGCCTTATGGGGCTGTATGAGATATGCTGTTTTTGTCATGCTGTATACTCCGTTCAGGCATCTGCCTTTATGTTGATAATAACCTTCTGCTTTGCACAGGCTGCAGACTGCTTTTTCTCCTTTTCGGGGAATTTCTGCCCTGCTTTCAAAGGAGGCTTCGTAGGATTCTCCTTTTATGCATTTTTTTACATATGTTTTTCCGCATTTTGAGCAGGTGAATTCTGCCCTGTTTCCTTTTCGCTGATAGTATATGCAGCCGGCGCCATGGAGAGTTTTGGCCCACTCTATGAATTTTTCGGGTGTGGGCTGTACTGTGGCGTTTCTTTCCGTGCATGCTTTTTCTTTTGCCCTTTCTGCAATTATCTGCCGGTCTGCCGATATTCTGTCTTCATATGATGCAACGGCTGAATACCAGTCTCCTTGTGTGTATATTTTTTTATTGAATTTATGCAGTGTGTTTTTGATGACTTTAGTGCTCTCCGGTGATATAAATATTTCATCTTCCCTTATGGATACGTTATGTCTGCTGCTTTCCCATATGTAGTCATAGCTTTTTGTCCGGATTTTTTGTTCTGTCCATCTGCCGTCAGGGAAATGGTTTGCATATTCTTTGTTGTTCAGGACTATCCTTACTATGTACCGGGACAGGCTTTTCTTTTTGTTTTCAAATATGTCTATTATGAGATAGTCGGCTTTTTTTATTTTTATGGCTTTGGATACTGCCGTTGCTTTGTATCCGTCTGCTGCTTTTTCTGCTTTAAGGGGCGGTATTTTTTCTATTTCTTTTTTCTGCATAGCGCCTACCTCCCTGAATAGTATTCCCTTATTATCTTTTTTGCCCTTCCCATGCCGGGTATGCCTAAGGTGCAGTGCTGGTTTACCCCTGCTGCCTTAAGTATATCTTTGTCCATAGGCTTTGCGTTTTTGAAGGACCATTTGAGCAGCTCTGCTATACATGCCTTAAGATTTTTGCTGCTGTTTCTTACGGCCGCTGCCAGCTTGTCGTCCTTTGCTATGGAGCCCTTGATGTATTCCACCCAGTCTGCCATTATTTCCTCTGTCTTAAGCTCTGCTGCCTCTATGTCCAGCTTTCCCATGGCTGCGCTCTGTATGTCGCATAAGCATGGGATTTTTCCTTCTGCATACATCTGTGCAGTCTCTTTGTCTATTCCGTTTTCTGCTGCCAGTGTGTACAGGTTTTCTGTGTCTCCTTCGTTTTTCAGGCCTTGTGCTGTTGCGTTTATTTCCTCGTATGTGTTAAAGTTTCCGAATTTTTCAAACATTGTTGTTCTCCTTTCTTCCATATGTGGTCTTTCTACTGTATCCATGCCTCCTGCGGCATGTTTTCTAACATCATGTCAAATCTTCTTATTGCATTGCCCTGCAAATATTTATACTTAAATCCCTCTGTTTCCTCATTTGCCTTTTCGTATAATTCCTCAATCTGCCTTATCATTTTGAGGTAGCTTGTATTTTCGCTTCTCAGAATGTCCATAGCTGACTTTATGCAGTCATATCGGTAGGTAAGACCGATATATGCCTGATATATCCCTAAACAATACTGAATTGCTTCAATCATTTGGTCTTTTGTAAGTGTTTTGATTTTCTTTACAGCCTCCTTATTTGCTAGCATGCTTTCAAAACTGCCTAAGCCGTAATAATCTTGTTCATATGTATCATACCCAAACATTTCACCGCCCTTATTGACTGCCACGAAAAATAAATCAAAATAACCGGGTATATATTCATTGTCTAAGTCATATTGCATTTGTTCACACTCTGCAGATAATTCTGAAAACATCATCTTAAACTCGTAAGCGTTATCTTCGTCTCCGTCAAGAGCGTTAAGAAGCGTTTCGTCATCACAGTCAATATAATACTTAACATCTTCACACGCTTCTTGTATGTCCCACAATGAATTTTTTATGTCATCAAGATTTAACCCTTTTGCTATTGGTTTTTTATACCTGAGATTTTTTGCTTTTTCTCTTTTTGTCTCTTCTGCATTTATTCTTTCTGCTGCTTTTTGTTCCAAACTCAATGTCATTCTCTCATCTTCTCCTTTCCCAAAGTGTCAAGCTTTACTTCCCTGTATCTGTACCAGCTCATTCCGGTGTATCTGTTTACTCCTTTTTTGATGCTGTTTTTGTCTATAAAATATCCCGGCGCTGGCTTTGGTCCTTCTTCTATGAGTTTCCTTACTGTCCACCTGCGGTATTCCTTTTTTTCGGGAACAGGTCTTTTCAGGTTTCTTGAGGTGGAATATCTTATGAAGTCTTTTCTTTCTGCCTCCGGAAACAGGCTTAGCTGTTCATATTCTTCCTGCCCCGGCTTTTTTGTCAGGTACTGGGCCAGCGCTTCATATCCTCCGCTTTCATACAGGGGCGTATAGTTTACATGGCCTGCTTTTCCTATGCTTTCTGAGGTGATTTCTTTCCAGTATTGGGATATGAGCTTATCTGTCTGTATCTCTCCCCTTAATCTGTTTACAAGCATATGTATGTGGATTCCTCCTGCTTTGCTTACCTCCATCCTGTATATGAATTTAAGCATTTCTTCTGCTTTTTTGTATGCTTTGCTCGTTTTTATGCGGAGCTGCCTCCAGTGGGCTTTTACCGTTTCTGCCGGAAGCCTTGTGCCTTTTGGATATTTCAGGCATATCCACAGGTCGTCTTCGTCAAAGTTTAGAAGTATGGTCCTCCTGACAAGGGTTTCTTTATTCCATTGGTTTTGTTTTTCTATCTGTTCAGGAGTGGGCTTTTTTCTTCTGCCTCTTTTTTCTCCCGGCGCTCCGTAGTTTCCCTTGAAGTGGTATTCGTATTCCACTGCCTTTCCTAAGTCATACTTTAACCTTGTATACATTTTTCTCCTGCCCTTATGTTTAAATGTCTAACTTTAATATACTTAATATTGTTACAAATGAGCCTTTTACGGCTCATTTTTCTTGACTTTCAGGACTTTTAAGGTTAAAATAAATATGTAAAATATTTCTCATAATATTTATTTTTTAGGACTTAAGGATGCTGCCTTAAGTCCTTTTCCTTAATGAGCGGTAAACGGCTCATTTGTCCATGTATTGAAGCAGCATCTGTACTTCCATGTTTTTCTTTTGCCGGTATCTGTATAGGGATTCCTTCCGTCTGAACATGTCTTTTGTCTCTCTTTCCCATTCTTCCAAAAAGCTTTGGTTGACTTCCTGCGCAATGGTTTTTGACGGCTTTCCTGAATATGCTGACATTCTGCTTTGCAGTTCTGAAAGCTCCCTGTCTGACTCTGCCCATGTTTCCGAATTTGGCGCAGTTGAATGCTTGAATTTGAGCAGTATGGCTTTCTTGAAGTCTTTTTTGTACCGTTCCTCATTATTTCTCTCTTTGTTTTCACAGCTCATTTCTGTAATTCCTCCCAGTGCTTTTTTATTGCTTTTGCTATTGATGACGCAGCATTCCTGACGTTAACGTCTGATACTGCTGACAGCTTTTCCATGTTGTGGAATACATCATCTGCCGGATGTGCTGCTTCGGTGCTTATTCCGTGGTTTGGTATGGCTATAAACCAGCCGTTTATATGCTTTCCGTAGATTATAAGAAAGTTTAGTCCATTTGCATCCACGCTGATTTCCCCGGTGTCTGATACCCTGTATGTATTGTTTATTGTGTATTCCATTAGTCTGTCCCTCCTTTTTTCTGTTACTTTAGCAGTACTCTCTTTTTGTCTGATTTTTTGTTTATTATGGTTATGCTGTTCATGTCCTCGTCTGCCAGCATCCAGTTGTCCGGCCTGAGTTTGTAGTCTGCCAGTATTTTTTTATGTCTGAGTGTGAGTTTTTTCGGCTGTTTCATTTTTTTCCTCCTTATCCGGGCATGCTCCTAATATTGCCATGCAGTCTGTTTTTGATATGGTGCTGCTGTAGCCTTCCTGGCTTTTTATAAAGTCTTTAAGTGCTTTTGCCCTGCCCTGCATTTCCATAAGCTTTCCATATTCCTTAACTGTTATTTTCATTGTCTGCCTCCTGTTCTGCCGTGCTGAAATATAAATCATCTGATACCTTGTATGGCTGTCCGAATTTATGGTAATGCTTTGTCCGGAAGAAATACATGTCTTTTGGATGTTCGTTTACCTCCAGTGCGTATGTGACGGCCTGCTCTGCGGAGCTTGTCCAGCCGTATTCCCCGAAGCCTTTCCACTCTGTTACGGAGTACTGGCTGTCCTGCTATATGACTTCTTTTAC